GTAATCTTTTGCTAGGGCTATCCTACTTGAGATTATTTCAAAAAATATTATACTTAAAACCCCGAACTTTCCAGGTTTTTCGTATACAAAAAAACAACTCTTTCAGCAAGTTAATAACTTTCTTCCTGTCATCTTGTTTTCCAGACTCATAACCCCGTCTCGCTTTGAGTGCTTTCACCATCCCCTTCTGAAGCCACCATATGTATTTTCCTGAACATGCCACGTCCTGGCTCGTTTTCTGACGACCCTCCACTTGCAGCCCCAAGTCACTCATCTTTTCCAAATCCGACCGCAGCCCACCAGGTGTGGATTCCGAAGACCACCTATAAGAACAACACCTCTGTCATTTCCGGTTCAACCGCACACAGAACTAGGAAAGCCGAGCAGGAAAGAGCTCAAGGCCCTCAATCAAAATTTTCCAATTTGACCGTTAAGGGTAAGGCAGCACTTAAAGGAAAGGGTAAGCAAGCCACTGACCAACCCAGAAAGCCTTCCAACAAAGAATTGGCTACAGTCTACAGATCTTGTGGTCGTGTACTGAGTTACAACAGCAAGATTCCTGCATCTGCACCCAGACCCAATGGTGTTTCTTCTGCCTCTTCTAGTCCGAAGAGCTATATTTCTAGTTCCTGTTCATACCACAGCTCACTCTCATCTGGTCCAAAGTACTCTCGCCCTCACGAGTACACCAGCCTGTCTGACGTGCAAGCACTTGTTCAGCACAACACTGTTCCACACGTCCAGGCTGTCAAACTTTCCAGGCCGAATGGCATCTACCCGCGAACACCAACCCAGAAAGTCTTCATGCACAAAGGACAGGAGGTGTCCTCACCACAGGGATTAAACTCTTCCCCCGTACGGGCCCAACAGAAGGTTGAAGCAGCAAGAGCTAAACCCTACGCAACTTCCGACGGACCCTCTTCTGGCTCAAATGTGCCAAAGGGTGGAGTACAGAACCCCAAATCAGGTGGTTCTTCACCTGTCAGACAAGTACCCAGAAGAAACAACAATCGGGGAACATTTAAGCGGGCTGATGCTGGGCCCTTTCCTGAGGGCGATCAGAAATCTCTTCGGTCTCTGAAGACCGTAGATGACGTCCGCGCTCTGAAAATTTTTCCTTCTGAATTGTCACTTAGAATGCAGGAGCATCTATGCAACTTGCTCGATGAGCTTAATGTTCACGCTAGCGATTTTGCGAGGAACTTTGTCCTTTCGAGGTTACGTGAGGACAAATTAAAGGCAATAAGCTATTGCTTCCTGATAAGCAATAAGGGTGCTATTCACTTTTTTAATGCCGGTGGCCACTACGTTGGTCGCGTTGTTGTCAATGAACCGATATGGTTTTACGGGAGGGTGGCCGGCTCAAATAAGGGAATGTACCTATCTTTGGGTGATGGAAAGACATCCAAATGTTTCTTGAAATCTCGTTTCCCAACCTTACGTGAGTTCTTGATAAATGATTGGGCTAAGGGAAAAAGTTCTTCGAAACATGTAACAGTCTTTGATCCGATTAAGAATAGGAATTGGCGAGGTGATAGGGGCTTTCGCTGGTTGCCTCTGTATCTAAATTCCGAGCTACCGTTAACACAATACCCAACAGGGGGTTTGGTCAGACTCTTCACACTATACGACAAGTTTGGACCAGCGCCGATTGTTAAGTCCGGCAAGTACTACCACTATGATGTGAAGGGAAAGAAACACATAAAGTTTCCGAATGTGTGGGTAGGAGCGCAAAATCAAGATGTCACTGATGACATCACAACGTGGGAAGACTGTAACTCTGATCCGTTGTTGAGGACTGCAGTAGACAGTGTGTTGAAGCGCACAGTACTGAAGGAGACATCGAACTTCCAAACAAATATAGATAATCTGTTCGATAAAGCGCTTACTCACACTTTAAGCTCCACAAGAAACGAAAAGCTGACCATATCTCAGCACCTGACAGCTGAAGAATTCGAGCTGTTGAAGGGTTACTTCGGTTTGCCTTATCTTGGTAACGGGAATGCTCCGAGAAACCCACACAGTTTGTTAAACGCTATGAGGGAGGTTTTCAATAAACTCTATGCTAAAACTTTTAGGGGTGTATCGGTTTCTGATATCGGGGGTAACTTGTCGACAGCAGTCTTCTCCGACTGCAGTAATACCCACATTTGTATGCCCATTTTGGATGCAAAAGATGCTGCAAGACAAACAAGGAGTGCAATAGCCCTCTTTAACAGTCTTGACAGAAAAATAGAAGGGGAATTTCTTCTTGCGAAGAGGTTGCAAACACTGAACAACATATCATTTTGTCATGATGCTGTTCCTAAATGTGCTGTTAAATCTACAGCGATCGTCATGGTGGATGTATATGATATGCATCTGAAATTGCTGATCAAAGCAATGGAAAAGAAGGGTGCACTGATAGCCAGATGTTGTTTTATGTTTCCGCCAGAGTTGTTGAACATTGACGGAATCGTAGTGCATCCTGAGACAAGTGTGGTTGTTACCAGATCTGGTCAGACGGTGTCGTACAACATTGCTAACACCGCCGATAGCTACACCCACAACTTGGAGAATGTTATGTCTTTTCTTAAGACAAGTTCGTTGAGGTCGGATACCGGGTTTTTGTACTCAGTGGAGTTGGTCAATCAGAATGGACCTTATATGGATTTCCAAATAGCTCTGTCTAGGGGAACATCTACAAAGCCAGGCCTAAGAAGTTTTCAGGCTTGGTTGAAAAACAAATCTGAAGTGATAGTTCAGAAGTTGTTAGATGATGGTTCCGTCTCTAATCTGAAATTAATTGTAGACAGAGACTTCGTCAGAAGAGTTCTGAGTTACTCTGCGAATGTTTGCAACACCTTAGATGACAGAACATACGAGTACGTATTGTCCGACATAAGGTCGCAAACAACAATGATGATTGTGGGTTCCAAAATTGTTCACAATAAGGTAGACATATCTAATGATGTCATTGTTGAACTGCCCGGAACATTTCTGAAAGAGGCGGTGAAGAGAAGAAGGAGGGCTGTTGAACAAGCAAAGAAATCTAACCCAGGTTTTTTCAGAAAACTCCTCGCTAACATTTTTTCATTTCCAAGGAGATTAATATCATTCATAGTCTCGGCTATAAGGAGATTGTTGCCAAGCAAAATCAGAAAGACTTTCGATCAGCTCCTTGATGATCCTGGTTTAATCTCCGATTGTGCTGATGTCATCGTTACTGAAACATCAAATGATGTCAGCGACGTTGTGCTAAAGAATGAAATTTTGGAGGATGTTTTGAATGCCGTGAAGGATTTAACACTACTGTCAGCCCCGGAGCCGGAGCCGGAGATAGTTGAAGAGCCTGAGCGAGAAGAAAATTCTGAGGAAATTGAAGTCTCGAATTCCAGAAAGCAAAAGAGAGGTAATTCAACTGACGCGCATATAAGGCGTGAAGGTTTGAAAGGAGGTGCTAATGGGAATTGGTATGATTTCATACTACCCAAGAAAGCTTCTGCAAAAACTGGATCCTCAATTCTGGCCGATTTGTGGAGATTGGTTAGGAAACTGGATCTGGCTTTTAGGAACTCAAGAGTTATGGGTTTAGTAATGAAATTACTAAAGCTAATATTGAAAGTCCTCAAGGTGGTTTTGGGCATGTTGGTGGCGGACCCACAAAGATTTTATCCGAACAAACAAGAAAAATTGTCACCGCTACAGAGTGTTGCTCAATCCGTGAAGTCTATTCTCGGGAGTTTTCTCGAAGCGTTGGTGTCTTTCATAGACAACTCAATACTTGGAAAGGTGTTAGGTGTTATAGGTGAAGCCAAAGAATGTTTGGTGGACAACATCAATGACTTCAGCACTAACATTACTAACAGAACCATTGATGGTCTGAAGACCAGAATTGCTTGCGGTTTTAAGACTATTGGTCTTAAACCTCCGAAGGGGTGGTTGAAAGACTCTTCAGTAGCAACACTGGTTTTGGAGAAGGTGATGAGTGAGCTCAAACGGGCTCCGCTTTTTCCTCTTGCAGCATCTGTTCTAATAACTCTGGTAGCTTCGAAGAGGATAAGAGAGAAGGTTCTGGGATTTACAAACAAAGTTGTTTGTTTCATAGAATCTATAAAGATAAAGAGGCCGATCTTCATATGCTCTATTATTTTGGGGGCAGTCATGAAGAATCTGGCTAGGTTAAGCTTCTTGATGATGCCCGTCGAGGACTGTAGAGAGGTATGCATAGGGATGATGTTCTCGAACATCCTGAATTGCGCCTACAACACTTACAGAGAGCCGACCGTTCTGAACAAAGTGGAGGTGCTGAGCAACTTTCTTTTGCTTCAAAGGAATATGGGTATAATGTCCTCAGTCTTCGCTCTGCAGAAGAGAGTGGTAGATGAGCCCACAGTCAAAGATGTTGCCGATGTGGATCCGAAGCTTTCCCATTTTGAGATTAATTCTGATGTTGAAGAAGTGATAAACAACTTCAGATCAAACATCAAAGATTTGAAGAATGCTAAATTGGAGAAGAGGCCAGTGAAGTTTGAAGTCGGGGAATCGTCGGGCTCGAAAAAGGCCGAAACAGCAAAACCCAAAGTTGCTACGGCTGATAAACGGAGAAAAGAAAGTTCAAAACGATCCACTGGTGATTGCGGTATTGTGATTAATGATGAGCACATAAGCGAAACCAGGGCTGAAGCCACCCTAAAAGAAAAGGAAAAGAAGGCGGAGCCTGTGGTGAAAGTTTCAAAGGCTTGTAATACGGAGGAGCCTGCTGCTCAAACTGAGCCGACAAGAATACCAACTCCATCTTATATTGAGTTGGATGAAGAAAGAAACGCCATATTTTCTGAGGAAAATCTTGAGGCTACTGTTGATGACGTTTTATCTGACGCAGAAGGAAAGAAAACGGGCGATACCCGTATGAAGGCTGATATTTCACAACTATCTGAGGCCGAGATCGACCTACTGGTGGAGAATTTTAATTCTGAAATCTTCGGTGCAGAAGATAAAGAAAAAGAGAATACGACGGCGAAATCAGAGTCGATTTCTGAAACCGACTCTGAAGATTCCGAGTCAGAACATGAGACTGTATTCGTAGAGGAGCCGACGTGTGAGACAGATACCACCTCAGATTCATCAGAACAACCTATTGAGGAGGTGTCGTGTGAGGAAAGTCATCTCACATGCAGTTGTGGAATAGACATTAATGTCAAACCGTTTACTGTGCCAGCTCCACTTCCGTTGATTGGTGGAGATAAATTGAACGGGCGAGAGGCTTGGTTTTACAGCAGAAAAGGAGACGGTTACTCATACGTGGGAGGCTCTCACGTTTCTAGAGGGTGGTTAAATATATTGAATAGATATATTTCGAACACCGGACTTAACCCTAACTTGTTTGATCATTGTCTCATTCAAAAATACGAGTGTGGGGCCGGAATACCTTACCACAAAGATAATGAGCCAGTCTACCCGAAGAATAATCCTATCTTGACCATACATGTTTCTGGTGAGGGTATGTTCTCCATAAGGTGTAACAATGGAAGTGGTGGAGTCCTCTTGAAACCCCCGAGTTGGTTTTTGATGCCGTTCGGTTTCCAAATCACGCATCAACACTCTGTCACATGTGCAACCGTTAGAGTTAGCATGACCTTCAGGTCAACCGAGGTTATAACTAATCTTGACGGGGTTAATAGGTCTCTGCAGTTAGCAGTCAGAGGTGGTGGATCAAATTCTCAAAACCATTCGTCGACGGAGGATAAGCCAAAGGGAAATGCTTCCACTGACGTTTCTCTTAGACCACAAACGACATTGCTGAAGACTGTTAAATCAGGAAATGGTGAGAACTCGCTACTAGACGTCTGTGCGAAGAATACAGGTGTAAAAATCACTAGTGTTAGTGATTTGCTTGATAAGGAATCGTACAAGGGTATGAAACATTATGTTTCTATATCCGGCAACGTTGGTGCTGTTATCGAAGCTTTCTTGTACAATCTTCATGAATTACACAAGGAAATTTCAGTTATCTCGAAGGCTTTGGAACAGCCTGAAATTCTAGTCGGGAAGAGAAGAGAGGTCTACTCTTCGTGCATACCTGATCTAGACAGATTGAAAGTTTGTAAACAGCCGGAGACGTTGCTCTCTTCTGTTGTTAATTCACTTTATGGGTCAATTGAACAGAAGAAGATCATCTTTAGTACTGATAAGTCTCTTGAGACTGAGGATGAAGTGCTGTACTTAACACCTGCAAACATATCTTTTGCTCTAAAAAGATGTATAGGTATGTTTCAAATGATGTCAAAATTGACACTGGTGGACATTGAGAGAGCAATAGTGGGTTGCAAATTCATAAATGCTGTTCCAGGTGCTGGAAAAACTCATGAGATTAAACTTCTCATGAAAAGTCACGCTCAAAACAAGTTCACTAAAGGACTGATGATAGTGCTGACTTCCAGCAGAAATGCGGCCGAATCTCTCAATACATACTGGGAAGATGAGTTGAATGACAAGAGAGTGTTAGTCATGACTGTTGACTCATTTGTCTTTTCTGGTGGGAAATTCTCCTCAAGAGAGGTAGAATCAGTGCTTTTGGATGAATGCTACATGTCACATGCTGGTCTGTGCATATTGATTTCTGCTATAACAAATCCATCATCCTTGAGCTTTTATGGAGACAGGAGACAAGTGCCCTTCGTAAACAGGAATCCAATTTTTAGGGACACTGTGGGCATGTTGAATATAAAAAGGGGAGATTACTCTGAGAAGCTGCTAACATACAGATGCCCCGCTGACATTTGCTATTGGATGTCTACTATAGACTTCTTGAAGCCCGGCGCTAGACTGTATTCTGGAAAAGTCACTACAGTGAAGGACAAAAGACCCCTTAAGAGTGTCAAGGTAACTCCATTCTCTCCTAACCAATTGGACTTCATGAAATCAGTGGATAGAGTGATGACATTCACACAAATGGAAAAGACCGACTTGATCTCAAAATTCCAAATTGCCGGTTTCGGGAATAAGGAAGAAGCTACCAATCTTATAGGTACGGTAGCCGAGAGTCAAGGAGAGACATATGCTAGAGTGGCGTTGGTGAGAACAAAAGCCGCTGACGATCCAGTATTCGGTTCATTCCCACACAGGCTTGTCGCTTTGACTAGACATACTGTGTCTTTGCAATTCGTGTGTTTACCTAATAAAATGTCGAAAGGCATAGGAAGCGATTGCAAAATGATAGAAAAATTGGAAGCGTCAGTCGCGAAGACTTTCGTTGTTCAGCATCATGTTTAGCATGTATGTCATGACTGGTTTGATTGAAGGTGCTTTAGGGAGTGCTGGGTCAAGACCACCTAGAAGTCATTTTGAGGCTATTCAGGGGCTTTTGGATGACATAGTACCGGGTGTGGGATCTTTGAACTTCTTGAATTGTGAGGAGACTTTTCAAACTTCAGATTTCATCACAAACATATCAGATATCACATTTTCGGACAATGATATAAATGTCAAAGCACCGGTTTTCTATAAAAACATACCTCGTTTGAGGTCCCATGTCATGACAAAAAGACTGAACACTTTGAAGTCAAACATTTTGGCTTATGAAAAAAGAAACTTTTGCGGAGAGTCTAAATCTTGGCATCCAGATGTCACCGCTGAGGTTTCTATGATAGTAGATTGTTTCTTCGACAGTTACATTGACAAGATTAAGGCGGAGAAACTCATGAGCGATAAAATTACAGTGAATTTGAAAGATTTGAGTGATTGGTACACTTCTAGAACACCTCTAGGCAAAGGAGGTTTAGACAGAGAGCTCAAAAACCCCGATATTCTGGGTCCTAACTTGAACAGGTTCAAGCTGATGGTAAAAGCGGACGTCAAATTTAAAGGTGATTCGGAAGCTCTAGAGGAGTTTGCGCCAGGGCAAAACATAATTTTGCACGACAGGTTAACTTGCGCTCACTTTTCGAGTGTGTTTTGTGAGTTGGTCAACAGATTGAGGTGTGTGTGCTTGCCAAATATAATATTATTCAATGGTCTGTCATTCGAAGAATTGCAGCGTCTCTCGACGCAGCTCTGGGTGGGGAGTCACTGGCAAACCTTCAAATGTGATGAAGTTGATATATCGAAATACGATAAATCTCAAAACACATTCACGAAGGCAGTGGAATTGGAAGTGTATAGAAGGTTGGGATTAGACCAAAACATCTTGGACACTTGGGCCGCCTCCGAGTTTTATGGTAGAGCAACAACTTCATCAAAAAGCTTCTCGGCAGAGATATATGCACAAAGGAGGACAGGTGCAGCCAATACCTGGATAGGCAACACAGTCATAAACATGTGCCTTCTGGCGCAAAGCACAGATGTAGAGAAATTTTCTGCATGTTGTTTTGCTGGTGACGATTCACTATTGGTATACAGGAATAAACCGAACATTCAGTTTGAAGTGTACGAAACCAAGTTCGATTTCGATGTGAAATTCTTCGATTCAGCTGCTATGTACTTCTGTGGGAAGTTCTTGGTTACTGATGGTTCGAAGACACATGTTGTACCCGATCCTCTGAAATTGTTCGTTAAGCTTGGTAAGGAAAGGCCGACGTCGGACAAGGTGCTTAAAGAGAATTGGAGGTCTTTCTTCGATGTGACTAAGGCTTTCAATAACAATACTGTATTGGAGAATCTAGTGGATCAATTCGCCCTGAAGTATTCCAGATCAAACAATGCATATGCTGCTTTTTGTGCGGTAAATTCATTGAGAAGCAATCCAGAACAATTCAAGAGATTGTGGTTTTCTTTGTATAATCCTATCTCTTCAACTGGGGTGTTTAAGAGAGGTGAGTAAATGTTGGATCTGTTTTCGCAATTCAATTGGGTGTTTCAGATTTGTGCTTTTATACTGATAATCTTATTCTTCGCAGTGTTGGCCTTGGTTGTTCAGAAGGTTTTTTACAGCACTATTAGAGGACCAGCACCACCGGCATAATCATGGAGGTGGGCATAGACTTTGGTACTACATTCTCCACCTTGTGCTTTTCGGCGGGTCGGGGAGTTGACGGTTGTGTTCCAGAGAGTGATACCATATACATACCAACCGTTGTGGGTATAAGGAATGATGGAACATATACCATTGGGCTTGGTGCTCTACTAGAGAAGGATGTGCTAGTTTATAGGGATATAAAGAGGTATTTCGGTATGAACAAGTTCAATGCCAATACCTACATGATGAAGCTTAGACCTAAATTTGAGGTCTTGGTCAAAGACTGGTCGGTGAGTATAGGACCGGTTTCCGGAGAGAAAGGTAAAACAAGGAGTGTAATTGCACTCGCTTGTATGTTCGTCTCAGCTCTGGCAAAATTGGCCGTTTCAATAACTGGTGAGGCAGTGACACTGTCAGTATGCTCAGTGCCTGCAGAATACAGTTCATACATGAGGAATTTTATATTCCAAGGTTGTAATCTGGCAAAGATACAAGTTCAGGCAGTCGTGAATGAACCAACAGCCGCTGGTTTGAGCGCCTTTGTCGCTGTTGACAAAGAGTCCATAGAATACATGGTTGTCTATGACTTCGGTGGAGGAACATTTGATGCTTCTTTGATGGCCGTTGGGTCGTCCTACGTTTGTGTCGTTGATTCTCTAGGAGATAACTATCTGGGGGGAAGAGATGTCGACAATGCTCTTTTAGAGGTTGTGATGAAGACTCTCGCGCTCACGGATAAAGATCTGGACCCTTTTTCGATGGAAGCGCTTAAAATAGACATGGTTGAAAATCCATCTTCAGTTGTAAGGAGGGTTTTAACGAATTCTGGAGAGGTGAGAATATTCAACTATGACAGTTCAAAGTTCAGGGAACTTTGTTCACCGTTTGTAGAGAAGGCGAGAATGATAATAGAAAAACTGCTGAGTAGGAATAATGTGAACAGTTGTGCAGCTGTACTAATAGGGGGTTCCTCTGTGTTGCCTGGCGTGAGAAACTCTGTTGCGAGTTTGCGTGGAGTATCCAGGGTGATATTCGACAAAGATACCTACAGAGCTGCTGTAGCGATTGGGGCAGCCATTTACGCTCAAACATTTTCTGGTGCGTCGAGATACAGATTGATAGATTGTGTATCCAACAGTCTGTCCGACGAGAGAAAACCTTTAAGGGCTGTGACAGTGTTTCCTAAAGGTCATCCTATACCTGCTACTGTGCGCGTGAATTTTGATATGCCGAAGTATAACACGGGCGTGGTTTTGCACGAGGGAGAATCTTCTTTCATAAATGAGAATGCCAGAACGTATTCAGCTCCTCTAAAAACAACACAATTCCCGGGAGGTAAAACTTACGTTAATGAGTTTGTAATCTCGGAGGATGGAAGATTGGAAGTGAAACTTAATGGTGAAATTTTGGCAAATACTGTTGTGCCAGAGAGTCCTGCTGCGAACGAGTACTCAGAAAGATTTCTGAGTTCCGATGATAAAAGAATCAAACCTGAGGTCGATGATATTAAATCGTTTTATTCTAGGATCTTAGGAGACTCCAATCTTAAGAACAGAGATTTGAGGGGGAGGAAAGAGCAGTATTGCAAACATGGCATTGTCTGCGACTAGCCTGTACGTGAGAGTGTCAGGAACAGATGAACAGTTCCTGAATCTGCTGAGGACTTTTAAAGGGGAAATGACGTTTGCTTCGTTCGCCACCGAGGTTTTAAATTATTTAAATCTAAGGTTTTCTTTGATTTCGGGCAGGTTTAGTTTAGGTAGTTACACCTGCAATACTTGGTATAATGGCGTCTCTGGTCCAGTAAATGCGTGGTCAGATTCTGAAGGTTGGGGCCGTCATTTGCTGGCGAATTTCATAGTGTCTAACGGTGTGTTGAGCCACCTTTATTACCCATTAGCCAGTGAGATTACCTCTGCTGTAGCTACTCCAAAGTCTGTGTTTACAGACAAACTGAGTAGGGTTGGGAAACCTGTTACGGAAACTTCTGTGTTTCCATACAAGGTAAGTAGAGCGGAGGCTGAGATGAAAGCGAGAGAGTTTGGTAAGCCAACTAAACACACTCAAGACCTGATATTTTGTATCGGGAACTATTTGGGCAGAACTCCGACGAAGGATGAGGTCATGGGGGTTAAGTCTCTACCTATAGCAGCTGTGAGGAAAGGGAGTCTAGTTTTAGATGTTGGTAGTGATGTTACCATTAATGAAAGGAGGTTGGCTACCCTTAATCTGAGGGGAAAGAACAAACAAGGTGACCCGGTGGAAGGTGTTTTCTTCAAGACAAGACAAAAGGAGATAGAAGGTGTGGCCTCTTTCATCTTTGAGAGTAAGATCATTGAAGAAGTAATAAAACTTCCAGGTGTTCAATGGGTTATTCTGAGTTGTTTGAAGAAATACCCAATTGTTGCGGATACGTTTGAGGACCGTGTTGACGGTCTGATATACGTGCAGGCTCAAGTGCGGAAAATTTTGGAAGGTATTATACCTTTTAAGAAAGAGTGCGATCTTGATGAAGCGCTGCTAAAAGGGGTTACTCTACCAGGAGAGGTTTTCAGAGGAGATGCGAAGGTTCTGGGGCCGAGGTTTCAGAGGAATACTGTGGGAGGTCTGTTGATGAAAATAGGCTCTAGGTTTTCCACTGCAGAGTACTCAGAACTTACGAGGAAATTAGTGGCAGCTCTATTGAATAAAAATTTAGGGTTGGAGATATCCTACACTCAAGCCGTACTGATGTTACTTCAAAGGTACATACACTACAGAACCAACGCTTTGAGATATGTCAATCTACCCGTGAGGTTAGATTACATGATAAAAGGTGTGGTTAGAAGTGTGGATTTCTCTGGGGTTGATAATGTCTTTTCGATGTATCAAAGCACGATTCCAGAGGTTGAGAGAGCCTGGTGTGCTCCCTTGGCCGATGTGGCTTACATGTTGTTGAAAGACACAGGAGGATCATTCGCTAAATGGAAAGACATGCAAGATGTTCCGGCCCACATGAACTTCGATTTCGTCGGGTATGTAGACCCAAAGCTGCTGACTAACATTGAGCTGAGATTTCAAACCCAACTACTTGATAGGTTCAGGTCAAAAGGTACTCCTGTTAGAGGTTTCCAGTTGGGTGCAAGGAAAACAAATCCCATAGATCTCCTCATTGAATCCGCCGGTACTGGTGGGGTTGAGAAGACAATGTTGCAGAAACTGCTCAATTAGACATTGTGGTACTCTGTGAGTACGTGTTGTTTTATTTAATACTTACGTTTTAGATTTAAATACTTTGTTTTAGTGATCTGATGGCAAATCTCAGTGGTAACGCTCAGCTACCAAATGCCAATCCACCTGTTACGCCGCCTACTACTGAAACAGAAGAGCAGAGGAGAGCCAGAGAGGCGCAGGAGAAGAAAGATCTGGAGGAGATCAATGCACTCCCGATGGCAACCGGTAAGGTGACCGTCGACACATTCGATGCACTGATTAATAGCACAAATGGGGTGTTGGATCTAACGAAACTAGAGATTCCGAGGTTGTTCAACGTGGCGATACCAGGAATAGTGTCGGGAAAACACAAGGTGATGGGTGCGAGAGCTCTGTGGGCGTTAGGAAAGGCGAAGGGAATTTCGGAGAGTGACAAGCACCAGGTGCAGTTCATGATGCAAGTCTTTCAAGACTTCATAACACACTCTACATCACCGAAGGTGTCCAGCGCTTCAAACAGAACAATAACTGGAAAATACGACGGTAAAGAGGTCACTGTGACGCACGATGAGATAAAGACGGCGCTGGACAACTCCATTGGATCTTTCGGGTATGAGAACACGTTAAGGCAGTTTGGTAGGGCCTTCACTGCTGCTATAGTACAGGGGATATCGTCTGGGAAACTGGAAGTGAACACAAAAATCTGTGCTTCACATGGTATTCCACCTAACTACTATCCTTACTCTCCAGATTGCCTGCATGTTGATGCCCGATTGTTTGGTTACGATGCTTCTCTGGCGGCTGAATTAGGAAAGATGGTGGCCATAAACAAACCGTCGAATGGGAGTAAGGCAACTCATAATCTGTACGAGGACACGAGAGTGGCACCAGACATTTTCTTGGGCAATAGGAGATGAAGTCTGTGACTTCTCATATTTTCGTTTGAAGATATGGAGGTTATTCTTTGCTTGTCTAAAGTGAAGACAGACATTCCTGTCGTTGAACAGGACATTTTCCACTTAAAGAATGCTGGGGTATTTGCGGCTATTGCACCACCTGAGCGTTTGTCTTTTTTCTATGATAAGCTTAGTATTAATAATAATACTGAAAGAAATAAGTACCAGGAACTTTTCCGGTTCTTGGACAATTTAGGTAATGTAGTAGCTACTAATAACGGAAGCTTTATAAAGTTTCTGGATGCGAGTTCGGTCACTGAGTACTTTCGGAAAAGGTACCGAACGTTTAATAATGTAGTTAATACTAGTAGTGCTCCTGCAAGCGATTACTGTTGTTTAACGGTACCCGCTTTGGCAACTTTCTTGAGTGGCTTCTGTAGCTGTCTTGAGGGGCTAACAAGAGTGTTGGCCGTCGGTTTCACAAGAAAATGTGATTCCGAGGAGTTGTGGGAATTCAAAGACTCTTTTGTAGTTTTTGAAAACTCAGGAGAAATAAGCACGTTTTACGGTGATAACATGGACACCAGTAACACGGCGCTTCTCGAGGTTTTTGAGGCGTTTGCCTCTGCTTCGGGAAAACCAGATTTTGAGAAGGCGGTTAGCTTTCTCTCTATCTGAAACCATGTCAGGCATCTGTGATCCTGTCATGCCTGTACCGCTTCCTCACTGAGGATATAGCCTGTTTGGGTGAATGGTAGAACTAAAATAGGGAATTTATATTCCCTATCTTGGAGAGATCCAGGACCG